CTAGCTTCATTTGTTGTGTCAACAAAAACAATCATTGATTCATATCCAAGTTCTTCCAACTCTTCCTTGATTGTAATCATTCTGTAATGGTCATCAGCAGGACCATTAATAATCAAAGGAAGACGGGAACGAATGGCTTCTCTACGATAATCTTTTGTTGTTTCAGATAACTTTTGTTTGTCCATCAAATAGTCAAATGCTTGAACTGAATTGATTTCTACAGCACCTTGATGTGGAATGGACTCACGGATAACAACATCCTTGCCTGAACCTGGACCACCAGTAACGAATATTGCTTTGAATAAACCATGATATGATGATTCGTGGATACCCATACCTGTACGAGTATCGTGCATCAATTCTTTTGCATGACTATCTGATACATGAGCTGGAACACCTTGTCTAAAAGACTTAACATCTTTGTGCTTGGCATGTTCACGCATCTTGGTGCCAGACATACCAGTTGTACCTTCTGCATCTGGATCACGGCTGCCAGCGGAATGAACTGTAATCTTTTTGAAATTGTATAGAGCACCAGTATGTGTACCGTTAAACTTGTTCAATTTCTCTTTCATTTCTTTTACACGGTCAGAACCAACTACCATATGAAGATGTGTTACACCTTGTTTGTGTAGTTTAGCTGCATGGTGTAAGAAGGAAGGATGTTCTTTGTCGGATGCTGAAAAGTTAGTACCTGGAGAATAACGCTTCAGGTGTTTAATTTTTTGAGCAGAAGATAATGGATTCTTATTCTTATCCTGTGAATGTGAAGTTACAACAGTATGGCCAGCATTATGTTTCGCAGCAACTTCCTTGACCTTATCAATCAATTTTAAATGGCCAGTTGTAGGAGGATTCATACGACCAAAGGTCGTAACGTGGTGAACATCACCACTTTTATCTTCCTGTAATAAATCTAAAAAGGATTTCATATTTTATGTTGCAACCGTTTTCATATTTGTTAAAGGACCATTATTGTGTTTGGTTTGTATAGAGAAAACTTTTGTTCCTGTTTTATCTTTTTCATTTTCATGTGTATGCACATTAATATTTGCTTCGCCACCTTTATGAAAAGAAAAGTGGTGTGCATTCCTAATCTTATGATAAACATCATTATCGGAAGGGTCACTCGCATGAGCTTTAGCTGGTTTATCACCGCCGCCTTGGCCATGAACTTTGACATAAGGTAAAGCATGTTTTGAGTTACCTTTAATATAAGTACTTAAAATATGGTGTTTCAATTCTTCATGGTGACTTTTCGCCATGGCAGAATAACCTTTGTGAAGTTTGTCTCTAACTTCATTATTAATTTTTCTTGCATGGTCACTTGCTGCATGATACAAGTCACTATTCTTGTAATCTGGATTTTCTACTTTTTTCTCTGCATCCAGATGCTTAGGACCTTTAATCTTCCTTACAGCTGCAGCTTTATTGGAACCTAGACCATGTTTCTCCATAAATTCTTTATGGCGTTTTTCGGTATGACCGTGTATATCATATTCGCTCATATTCTTACCCTAAGTGTTTGGTTAAAAAATCACCGACCGATTTGGCGCCACCGTTGTGAAATCCTATTTTACTAACGTTGCTAGATTTGGCGGAGATTCCCAAATAATGATGTTCTGCATTTGCAGGTTTTTTATGAAACTTAACAGCAACATCTGTTGGATTTTCTTGTTGTGATGCTTTGATACCTGTTTTTCTTTCGATATCACCAGGTTTATGTGTCAAATGAACTTCATGTGCACCTTCATAACCCATTTTTTTAGCATGATCCAAGAAAACTTTATGTTGTTCTTTGGCTCTATGTTCTTGTTTCTGAACTTCATTTGTGCCAAATTTTTTATCATACTCAGCTAATTTTGTTTTGTGGTGTTTATCTAGTTCTGCATGTTCTTTATCGATGTGCTTACCACCATTTAAATGTTTAGCTAATTGTGTTTCATTATAACCACCACGGTGTGCATTAAGTTCCGATGATGCTTTTTTTGCACCAGCTTTTTGTGCATCTGTTTGTGTAGATTTTTTTGTAAATTCTTCCAAATATTCTTCGTGTAACTTATCTACTAAAATCATATCATGTTTATCTTTTAATTCTTGTGATATCTCTTTTGGTGTCATATGACCAGAAAAAGTATGACTTAAATCACCAAATTTATTATGTAGGTGATAAACATCCTCTTCAGGATGACGAGTTAATTTATACATGCCCCTAGAAGGATGTAAAAAAGAAACATGTCCTTTACTTTGTTGTTCTTTTAAAAAACCTAAAAAACTTTTCATTTTCTTACCTTTAACAAATTTTGTCTAGCAAACTCAGAACGATTTACCAACTTGGTAGGTTCATTATCGTGGTGAACAACGAAACCTTCAGGTTTAGATTTCTTACCTTCAATATGATGTTGGTAATGACCTTCGTGTGTTTCCAATGAACTCACCAAATGATTTTTGGCTTGTTGTAAATGATGGTGCATAGTCAATAGATTACCATAATGTGATTTATTCTTTTCCACATGAGCAATTTGTTTGGTGCCTTCAGTCGTCTTTTCAGCCTTGGCTTTTGGTGTTTTAACTTTGGCCGCTTTCTTTTCATGTTCAGCATGTAAGTGCTCTTTGAAACCTTTCACAGAAGGAACTTCACCTGTGCGGACTGTCTTATTGATGTATGTAGATAGGTGGCCAGTTTCACCAGAATGTGCTGGGTGAACGGCATCATACATTTTATGACCATGTGTATCATGGATTTCTTTGGCAGCTGCCATGTGTTTCTGAAAACCATGTTCATTTGCGGATGAATGTGTTACTTTGGATGTGTCATGTTCGGCACCGTGATGGTGGACATCTGGATGTTCTTTGAAGTTTTCATGGTCAACATGCGGAGAAGCATGTTTCATGTCAGCACTATACTTGCTGTGAACGACTACACCAACCTTAGACCTTTTAATCTTGTCGGCTTCTTTGCCGTGTGCAGTATAGGTTATTGTATTTGGTGTAAAAGAGACTTTATTTTTTTCTGCTTCAAACAAATATTCTTCTTTCAACACCTTTGTATCAGCGTGGTGCATCAAATCACCTTGGTAAACACCAGTCTTAGGTGTTACTTTTGGTAGATGTTTTAGAGCGTGTTTGAGTGTCTTTGCAAGACCAGGTGCATGACCGTGGTTCTTGTCAATATCTTTTTCTGTGTGATTAATCTTTGGATTCTTGTTGAAGGCAGACTTGGTGGCAACAAAGAATTTACCATTTGATGGGTGATGACCGAATACGATAGATGGTGAACCATCATATTTCATAGTTAGGTTACTATTCTTAGCACCAGCCGTCATGTGAGCATGTGCCTTCATCAAAGCGGCATGTGCATGTTCGAAACCAGCATGACCGTGCATCAATGGTCGGTCTTCCGCATGGTGGATGTGTTTAAGTTCGCCACCTTCGGCTTCTTCTTTTAGGAAAGACTGAAATGTTAACATAGATTAAAACCTTTAGAAATGCAACACACTTTGGTTGCCTGTAAGGTTATTTATAACGGATTATACCACAGACCTACAAAAATGTGAATTGTTCGATCCGATATATAGTTGTCAATAATGTTCGATTTTGCCACCAGAGAGCCAGCCCCAGCAGTATATCCTGTCCAATTCGACCAGATACTTCTTTGGTATATTTGCGTAGTGGGCATGTTCAAAGTCCATACGGTTGTATAATGACATATTCTGTTGTAATACTGTCAGATATGTGTCAATCAATGACGGACAGAAAGAGTACATTCTGGTGATGAGGAGGTGGTCTGCCTCAGGTTGTACGGGGTTCATCCAAGTCGGTATTCTTGTTTTGAATACAAACTTACCAAAATGGTCGTGGTCATCTACATTAAAACCATCTTCCAGTATTGACCGACCAGACACCTTGAATATTCTTTTGACCTGTTTCAGTCTAGGTTCATTCTTAAAGTGAGCTAAGGTATTGAATAATAATGCTGTCTCAGCAGCACTTTGCATACGATTTTCTGATAATTGTTTTGTTGTCGGTTCTTGGCTTAGGTCGTAATAGAAGTCACAGGAGTTTGATATGATATCTTTTTCCATCTGTGGAACTGGATGTACAGATACATCTGTGAATAGTATCATACTATCTGGAACCATCTTTTTAATGGTTTTGATTGTTTCCACGGTTTGACTAAACCTTTGTTCTGGTGTCCAAACTCCAGATAAAGGTCTAAGTGCTGATGTGACCAGAAATAGATTTTTATCTGGTATCATAGGAAGTCCGATAGGTTGTCAGAGTCACGCTTGAGGTTAATGGCCTCAGCCCTAGGATATGGGTTGGCATTGTTGTAGTCATTAATCAGAATACGTTTAGAGTTCTGTAATCCACACAATAGATTGAAACTTTTGAAACCTAAAGAATATAACATCTCTCTGGTTTTTGATGTGTGTTCGTTTTCTCTAGCTGTTGTGAAGATAAATTGGGCACCTTGTTCCTGTAGTTGTAAAAGTCTTTTTATATTGTTAACTAATGGAACTACTTCTTTATCATATGAATTTTCACCAACTCTGCCTTGTGCTTTGATGATTGTGCCATCAATATCACAGAAGATTACAGGTTTGTCATTATGTTCAAACCAGTCTTGTGCTGTTCCAACATCAACATAGTTGGTCACCAACTTCTCCGTAAACATCTGCATGTCACTAATACAACGACTAATAACATCAGACACAAACACTTCTCTATCTGAAGTCAGAGATTCAAATTCTCTTTTGAACATCATTGCTGAGGAGAACTTGTATCCACCGACACAGAAGGTATCTGATACTACTTCTTTCTCCACGATATCTGTAATAATACCATTGTTGTTGGAGATAGTAAAACTCTTAGATGCCAGTTTCTTCAATACTTCATGTTGTGATATTTTAGAAACACAAACATAATTGCCATCAGAAAACTCATGGTCAAAATAACTATCACAATCTTTAATGAAAATCTCAGAGGTGTGTAATCCAGCCATCTTAATGATTTGATATACTGTATCGGCTGGACCTCTGGTTGGTTTATCCAATATATGAATCAAACAATTTTTGTTTTCATGTTTGATTTGTTCTGTGACATTATACTTTTCTTCATGCTCTCTTAATATACCAATGTGTATTCTATCACCACGGTCAATAAAAGGACGCAGCGCATTAATCAACATCATATCGTGCTTATAATCATATAAGAGATACTTTGGTTTCATATCTGGGAATCTGGTAGACAGACCAGCGGCTGGTACAACTATTTCCATAATCTCTTTATTTCTTTCATAATAAAATCATAATCCTTATCTCCAATTTTGGTGTGTAGATATACTCTTAACAACATTAGAATCAAAAGTGAATCGTCAAAGGCATCAGGATACCATCTTCTTAGTTTATCTTGTATGTGTTGTAGTTTGGTGTCTAATCGTAAATCTGTATTACGGAGAAACCATTTACATTCCAGGTCTTGCCTCATCTTTGCAATATCAAATATATATGAATCATATTCTACCGTTACTGCATCTATCATATAAAACTCATCACCATTTTTGTGTATGATGTTC